CCAGAACTTCCTCCACCGCTAGAACCTCCTGCTGCCCCACCTGCTGCAACGGCTGCTGCATTAATAGCAGCACCTCCAGCAATAACTGTTGCCACAACCATCTTTGTTGCTTCTTTTCTTTCACCTGGAGTCATATCTGCTCCAATGCTTCCAAGTGCTGCTAGTGCTGCTCCTGGATCTGTAAATGCTGCTTGTAGTAATGCGCCTGGATCTTGAACTAATTCTACATTTGCTGCCACTTCTGCAGTGATGACAAGAACTTCTCCAGATTCAGATGTTCTAAGAGCAACTGGTGTTTCTGGTGGAAGATCTGCATATGAGACTCCAGATGCTTTTATCTCTGCTGCAGAAATTGACTCCCCTGGCTTTAGATTTTCAAGTAGCGCTTCAACAAGAACCTCTTTTTGTTCTTCTGTTAACTTCTTTCCATCTTTTGCGTCTTCAAGTATTTCTTTTAATTCTTTTTCTTTTTCTTGTGCTTCTTCTTCTTTAGCCTTTGCTTCTTCTAATTCTTTTTCTTTTGCTTCAGCCTCTGCCTTAGCATCCTCTTCTGCTTGTCTGGCAGCCTCAGCCTCTGCTTCTGCAGCCTCTGCTTCTGCCTTTGCATTTTCTTCAGCCTGTCGTGCTGCCTCTGCTTCTGCTTCTAATCTTTCAGCCTCTGCTTTAGCCTCTGCTTCTTCTGCTGCTTTAGCCTCTTCCTCAGCCTGGGCTGCTGCTTCTTCTGCAGCAATTCTATCTTCTTCTGCCTGCTGCGCTTCAGCCTCTGCTTGTGCTGCAGCCTCTTCTGCTGCTATCCTATCAGCCTCTGCTTTTTCTGCTGCTGCTTGGGCTGCCTCTGCTGCTGCTTCTGCTTGCGCTGCTGCAGCCTCTGCTGCTCTTGCATTTTCTGATGCTACTGCTGCTTGTCTTTCTGCTTCTGCTCTAATTGCAGCCTGTCTAACTGATTCTTCTGCAGCAAGTGTAGCGTCTACTAAAGCATCTGCTGCGTTAACTGATGATCCCATTGCTTCAATTGATTGTGTAACAAGCATAATTGCTGAGTCTAATTGTGATTTAGCAGTTTGAACTTGGCCTTGCCAGTACACTACTTGTTGGTTGGCTGTATTTAAATTAGCCTGAGCAGTTTGCAATGCCTGTTGTGCTGCATTAATTTCTGATTGCAATGCATTTTTATTTGATTGCAAGCCAGACAGAACTGCTTGCGCTGCAGTCAAATTCTGTTGTGCAGTAGTTAAATTATTTTGTGCAGTTATTAATGCTTCAGCAAGATTTGTATTTGCTGGCGCAGGAGTATAAGGTGTATACCCAGTCCTATTAATATGTGCTGTAAAATTAGTAGAGTTTGTTCCAGATGTTAGTGGTATTTGTACACTTTGCATTTGATTATTTACATACTCAACTATCTGAACTGGATTATTATAGTTGTTTCCATTCATACCAACAGAAGAAACATCTGCTTTCCAAGATCCATCAAGGGGATTTACTTCAGCGTCAAATGTCATATATGTTTTTGATGTGTTTGATGATCTTGTTGCATATGGAACAACATTCCATTCAACTAAAAGACTATTGATGGTTGTTGAATATCTAACATATGTATCTGAATCAATATTCCACCAATCACGGAAATTAATATAAACTGCTGGGGCATTGCCACCCCAACCTTGAGGGGTACCAAAAGATATCAAACCATTTGTAGCAACATAAACATCTGTATATGTTTGATCTCCATGTCTAAGGGCATATGGCAGTTGTATTCTAAACGACTGATCATCATCTTTAGGAAGGTTTGTGGTTTGTGGATTGCCAGCATTTTCTAATCTTATTTGGTTTTGAACTAATGTAACATCTCCTTGACGAGCAAGGACAGTCGCACTGTCTATATTTACTAGTACGGTCTGGCTATCAATCTGGCTACTAAGAACTGTCATACTATCTGTCAAAGATAGTACTGTTGCTGATTCTGTGGCTACTGCCTGTGATCTTGCAGTCTGGGTTTCTACCGCTTGAGCCAGGAAATTCTGAGCAGATGTAACATTATTGACAGCCACAGTAGCACTATCTACTACTGCTTGAGCCTGTATGATAGAGTCCTGTGCCTGTGTGATAGTGGCTGTAATGGTCTCTGTAGGGCTTGTAATGGCTGTTGCTTGGGTTTGTATGACTGCCGTGGCAGATTCATCCTGAGTTATTGTAGCCTGTGCTACCTCTATTATGGCTGTTGCGCTTTCAATTGTTACTGTTGATCCTGCAGAAATTGTTGCTGTTGCGGTATCTGATGTAGAAACTTGAGAAGTTACTTCTTCTATTGCACGGGCATGGTCAGCGGGGGCTAGTATAAGCCACAAAACCACTAATAGTCCCACCAAACTACTCTTTAGTAGGAAAGATTTAATGTTGGGTCACACCCTTTCCAAGATGTTTGATAACCCTATTATATCATTTTATGCAACAAAAAAGAGGGCCAAGTTAATGACCCCCTTAATTGTTGGATTAATATATTACTTATTAAGTAACTTATTGACAAGAGCAGTCAACGCTGTAATCTGCTTCTTGAGGTTGTTAAGTGCAGTTGTTACTGACTTAGATAGAGCTGCAACGGCTGCTGAAGCATCTTCTGCTGCTGCTGTTGCGGCATCTGCTGCATCTGCTGCTGCAAGTGCTGCATCAGTTGCGGCGTTAGCTGCATCTGTTGCCTCATTAGCAGCATCTTTAGCAGAGTTAATTGCTGAGTTTTCTACCTTTGATGTTGCTGTAACTGCAATCTGACCTGCTGCTGGAAGTGAAGTTCCTCCTACTGCAGATATTGTAATAGTATTTTCAGTCAAAGGCATAAATACCTTATATGTTTTTACTGTTGATGTGTCAGTTGTAATTGATACTGATGTAAGAACATCTGATCCTGTGCCAAATGCATAGGTAGAAGTAATTCCACCTGCTGCAAATAGGTTAGAGTGTGTCTTGCCAGAAACTGGAAGACCTGCTGCATCAACTACAGAAACTGTAATTGTTGCTGCTTCACCTGGAAGATATGAATCTTTATCAAATGACAACTTAGCAGTTGCTGCTGCTGCTTCTACACGAGTAGAAACTAGAGCAGATGCAATTGTTCCAGACTTAACTGTAACTGTAACTCTGCCTGCCTTTACACCTGTAAGTGTAAAGATAGCCTCACCATTTACGATGCTTGCTGCTGTACCTGAATCAGACACTACAGAAATATCACTTGAGTACGCATTAAGTGTTCCTGCTCCAACTGTAACACCTGCTGCATCATATGCAACTGCCTTAACTGTTGAAACATTTGAACCTGTTGTGATAACAGATTTAACTGTCGTTGCTACGATTGTAGCAATATCTCCATAGAATGTTACCTTCTCTGTTGCAATCACTGCACCAGCTAATGTTGTAAGAGTAATTGTTGATACTCCTGCTGTACCGTCAGCAAATACGCCAATGTGATTTCCTGATGGAATTACAAGAGCGCGACCAGTTGCTGAAATTGTTGTAGCATTTGTTCCATAACCGATAAGTCCTGAACCTGATACTGTTGCAAGAATTGATTCAGTTGCTGATCCGCCTGCAGCATTCTTAGGTGTAACAACGATAACCGCTGCTGCATCTGTTGAAGTAGCCTTTGGTGCATATACTGAAGCATCTGCTGTTGCAGTTGTAACTTCTCCAGCATTTAGAATTGAGGTTGTTGTTGCTGCAGAAGGTGTAATATCTGCTGCCTTTACTGTAACTGTCCATGCAACGGATGGACCTGTTGCTGGGCGAGTTGTAATAATTCGTGACTCGTATGTACCTGCAACTGATGGAGCAACCAAAGATACTGTGAACTTTGCAGTTACATATCCTGGTGTGCCAACTGTTGAGTTAACGTCTGCTGAAAGATTTCCTGCAGCAATTGCTACTGTTGAAGTTGTTGTTTCAAGCAAAGTGATTGTTGCATTCTTTGATGCGCCTACTGGCTGTGAAAACATAGCAGACAATACAGTTGCTGTATCTGCTGCTGTTTCTGAAATAAATGACAATGTAACTACTGCTGTAGCAGTCTCACCAGCGGTGATTGAATCTGTAGCAGAGTCAATCGTTAGCGTTGGTGCGATTACAGCAGCACTTGTCGGAAGTGCCGATAGTACGCCAAAGGACATAGCTGCAGCAAGTCCTAGGGCAATTTTCTTAAATGAATTCATTTTTCTCCTTGTTAGTTTTATAATAAATTGAAGTTATCAAGATAATCCTTAATTTCTTCAGGAATTTTCTTGTTGTCTAATTCTACCATACCTTGTTGTTTCTCTGCAAGTTGCTGATTTGAGCGTGACCAAGTGTGGATATCAATCTCTATATTAGTATTCTTTGGGGTATGAGATAAGGCGCCAAATACTGCACCAGTTACTGCATCAGATAAATCTTTAGATTTTTTACGGGGGTGATCTACTTTTTTATCATTAATAATCTTAAGTTCTGACATTTCGTCAAGTAGTAATGGGATATGTGGCATTGCAACACGCTCTTCATAGATCATCATTGCTAAGTCTTCGTAATGCTTTTTACCAACAGAAACAGTATCTGTTCTTATTCCAACCGCTTGTAGCTCTTGTTGGATATCAAATGACTGCCATCGGTCAAAAGTAACCATGCCAAGATTAAATCCTTGTCTGCGAAGATTTTGAATCCACTGCTTAACCTCAGAAAGGTTTACTGGGCCTTCAACCTTTGGCTCCCACCACACAACAGCATCAACAATAATAATTGGAGCTACCTGCTCATAGTCTTTAACTACTTGTAGGTTTACCCACTTATCAACATGAGCAATTGCTACTGCACACTTATCGTGTTTTTGTGCAAGGTCAGCGTGAACATAATAAACCTTATCTGGGTTAGGAACAAATGACTCATCAAACCTTTTATTATTATCAATTGGGTTTCTTAATGTCATGCATTTTTCAAGTTTATCTTTTTGTTTAAAGAAAGCATCTGATGCAAATGTTGGTACGCAAGCAAAGCGTTGCATGGCATCACCCATATCTGTAAAAAATGCTAATCTAAAATCATCTATCTTGCGAGTAGGATTGACTACCCATGTAGGTCTTTTTAATGCAAATACTCCAGGATATTTATATGCAACAATTTGATCTTCGTCCCAGCCAATATCTAGGTAATTACCTTCAAGATCATCTGGGAAGTCTGGATTCATTATAAATCTGTGAGTATATGTTATTGTTTCTTTTTCCATTATTGAGTCTTCATATTTTTGTGAGATAAAGTCCCCTGGAAAACGGGGGAAGGAGAGTAATGCAACCTTACCAAGATCAGGGAAACGAGAGTCTACAGAAGCACGAAAAGCTTTATAGATGTTATCAGCAGTCTTGCCTTGATCATTTCCAGTTCCAACCTCTTGTGCAAATCCAGAAATTTCATCAAGTACTGCAAGGATTAAGTTTAAACCTTCGTGTGATTCTCTTTCTGAGTGACCAGAGTAAACAGTAATTGCTTTATCAAACTCAATGCTTTCAGCCTTAGCATTATACTTTCCTGCAAACCATTCAGACTTTTCAATCTTAGTCTTAAAGCCTTTAAAGAAAACATTCTTAGCCTGCTGAGCGTTAATAGCTACGTTAATAATATCAATAGCATCTCCTGCAGGCTTACCAAAATATCTAGCAGGATCTTTTAGGCATAAGAGTTTATATACTATGTATGCACATGCTACGGTTGATGTAAAGTCTTTTCCAGATCCCTTGCCAAGTTGCAGAATTACTTCATTCTTTGTGTACTTCTTGTAGTAGCGATGGCCTTCTTCTGGCCCCAAAATATCTACAAGGTCTTCTTCTCTGTAGATTTGGCTCATAGCTTCTACAATGTCATACTGAATATCTGATAGTGGTGGTTGGTTTAGATATGCTTCACCTTCAACAAATGTTTTTGCATCTACAGGCATTTCTTCAAAATTATTATTTTTAAGTGCCTCAAAAAAATCATTGAACATTGTGGACAACTGTAATCACTTCTCCATCTTTTGCAACAGAAGAAAGTCTGTGCATAATTAAATCACGAATATCTGGGTGAGTAGATGCAATGTCTCTAAGAATAGCAACAAGAGTTTCTTGTCGTCTTTCAATATCAACCATCTCTTCTGCGAGTTCTTTGTTCTCAAGAAGTCCTGCTTTTTGAAGCATGTCAATCCTTGCTTTTTCAATATCAACAACAAGTTTAATTGCTTGAGTTTTTGCACCAAGATTATTAGTCATTGATGCTTCATCAATAACTTCGTAAGACTTTGTAATAAGTTTACTGTAATGTGCATCCATAGCAGCAAGGGCTTCTTTAGCACGGGCACGAATAGCATCATTAGCAGAAGCCATAACTTTCCACTCATTAATTAACTCAACAACACGAGTTCGTGGAATAGATAATTCTTTTGATATTCTTGTAGGGTCTGTACCTTTTAGGTATTCAGAAACAACATTGTTTACCTGATCAAGATGCTTAACTAGATCTTCTTCAGTTGACATACTTTCCCTCTAGTCTATTAATTTCATCTTTAATGTAGAAGATTGCTTTCTCAAGGTCTTGAATTGTTTTTTCTTCATCTTTAAGTCCTGCTCTCCATAAATATTTAAATGCATTTCCAATATTAAAAGTACGATGGCGAGTAATCTCTATACACTCTACTCCAGAAGGGTCAGTTGTATAGTGTGCTGGATGATTTACCTGATCAACCGTAATATTTAAATTATCACTCATCTTCATCTTCCCAATCAAAAGCATCTGGCAAACTCTTTAACGTAGAAATAGCAAACGAAAATCCAACCATGCCTATTACTGCTGTAGCGATTAGCAGCTTTTCAATCTTCTTCATCTTTTAGACTTCCTTAATCCAAATTTAGCAAGGTAAACATAGATAGTCTCTACGCTTGCGCCACATTCTTTTGCAATCTCTTGGGGAGACTTTTTATCCATAAGAAATCTCTTACGAAGCCAAGTCTCACTAGTATATAGTTTAGCAGCCATAGTGTTATTTGTCAACCCCAATAGCCTTGCCCCAATTATTGATAGCCCAATGACCAATACCGCAGGCATCTGCCACGTCATTATCAGTAATAGTTTTATCGTATATTGTGTTTATAAACTTAATGGTTCTTTCTTTACGAAGGTTACGCTCATAGGTTTTGTACCAAGAAACAGACTTCCCAGGATGTTGTGCACGAATATAGAGTTGTTCATCTTTTGAAATCTTTTTATTACCAATATAATTTTGCCATGTAATTGGAGAAACCTTGCCAAAAGTATTTATACCAGAAAGCCCAGCTGCCCCTAACAGTGCGCCTTGAACCAAAGCAAGGTCTGCAGCAGTCTTTGGAGAATTCATAAAAACTGTATGCTCAATTACTATTGCGTCA